AACAATTGGGGCCGCTCTTGGCGGCCCGTGGGGGTGGGGTTGTGGGTGGGTCTGTTCATCAGCCCCACCACTGGACGGTGAGCACGACGCCGTCTTTGCCGATCTCGGGGTCGAAGGTGGTGCTGCGGTCGACCACCTGCGCGGCGGCGCGGGCCGGGGCGGTGGCCAGGGCGGTGGTGACGGCGTCGGCCACGTCGGATGCGGCGATGGGGTCGAGCGCCCAGCACTGCACCGTCAGGCTGCAGGGGTCACAGACCACGGTGCCGTCCAGCGCGTAGGTGGGGTCATGCCGGCAGGCGAAGACGATGAGCGAGCCCGACAGGTCATTCGGCACGGCGTCTTGCGCGATGCGGCCGGCCACCAGGGCGGTGACGGCCCCGCTGGCGGCCAGCAGGGCGCGGAAGGCAGTCTCTACGCTCATGGTGCCGGCGCCTTGGGTTTGTTGAGCTTGTCGATGGCGGGGCCGATCTTGGCGACGAAGATGCGCAGGGCTTCCTCGAGCTGGCCGGCGCCGGCCTGCAGGTACTTGATGCCGCGCTGGCGCACGGTGCCGAATTCCTGCCAGCGCCAGTAGTACGGGTCCAGCGGGCTGTAGGTGCCGCGCGCCGGGCCCTTGGCGGGGCGCACGTTGACGAAGACGCCCACGTCACCGGCGCGGCGCGCCACCTTGCTGGTGCGCACCACGATCTGCTTGCGCAGCAGGCCCGGGGTGCGCCAGCCACGGCGCACGGCGGGCGCGGCGGTGCTGAGCACGGGGGCGGCGCTGCGCGCCCGGTCACGCACCACGCGGGCGCCGGCGGCCAGGGCGTTGCGCAGGGCGCGGCGGCGCAGCTTGGGCACGATGCCGGCCAGGGCTTCCTTGATGTCCTGGATGCCGGTGATCTTGACGGTGAGGCTCATGCAAGGCTCCGAGGCGCGGACGTCTGCGGCAGGCGGTTAGACGCCATCGCGCAGGCCCCGGGTGGCGAGGATCTGCAGCCATTCACGCCCGCCGTCCAGCGGGGTGGGCAGGCCCAGGATTTCGTAGTTGCCGTCCTCAGCGACGATGCGCCAGGTGGGCAGCACGTCGGCCCGGTAGCGGATGAAGAACTTGGCGTCGACCAGGGCCTGCAGCTGCCCGGCGGCGGCCACGTCACGCGCGGTGCCGACGGTGCGCTTGGCCCAGACGGTGGGGTCTGTGGCGACGTTGGCCCAGGCGCCATTGGCCTGGCCGAGCGCGTCCTGGCCCGCGGCGCGGGCCTGGAAGGTGAGCTGCTCGGTGAGCTCGCCGGCGTGGATCTGCATGACTGTTCCTGCGAGCCGGTGGCTCAATACCAGGTGTTCGCCGCCATCAACGTCAGCGCCGTGCCATTGCTGATGAAGTTGAGCATGGTCACTTTGTTTGCTGTGTTGCCGGTGTTGCTCAGTACGCCGCTGTTCAAGTAGGCGGCGTTCAGGGCCAGCGTGCGGCCGCCTGTCGCGTCCTGGGTGCACTGAATGCTCACCAGCGTCCCGGCCGGCGGCACGCTTGAAGGCGCGGCCAGCGTCGCGGTCGCATTGGCGCCGATGGCCAGCGTCATGATGTTGCCGAGCGAGCAATCGACGGCGGGAGTGGCGCCGGGCGTCAACGCCTGGACGATGTTGTCGCCCGCATCCAGAGTCGGTGTCGCGCCACCGAACACGGCCCACAGCGGGGCGCTGGTGCGCTTCGGGGCGCCGGTCACACGCAGGCTGACAGCAAAGGCACCGTTCGGCCGCACCAGGCCGTTGCTCACCGTGTTGAAGTCGCCGCCGTCGATGTGCACCGAGCAGGCTGCTGTCGGTGAGATGAGAGCGCACGCCGCGCCACCCAGCACGACAGCGTCGTTGAAGCGGAACTTTGGCGTACCGGTGGCCGACGAATCCACGATGTTCGCGCCTCCGCCGCTGATCATCGTCAGGCGGTTGAACACCGCGCGTTTCAGGTTCGTTCCGTTGAACTGGAAGCCGCGCGAGTTGATGTTGTTCAGCGCGATGCGGGCATCGTTGACCGCGACATCGCTGACCGTGCCCGTGACCTGGCCGACGTAGGCGGCAGAGCCGGGCAGCCAGCCGGCCGACGTGCAAGTGATGCCGTTCACCACGAACTTCGCCAGCGTCACATCCGCGCCGATGTTGAACGCCGGGAGCGTGGTGATTCCGCCTGGAGCGTGGGTCACGCCTTCGAGGATCAGCGTGCCGCCGGATGCCTGATTCAGCGCGCGGAACCCGTAGGTCGGACCGCCCGCAAAGTTCTTGAAGGTGATCGTCTCGAAGTTGCCACCCGAGCTGCCCGCATCGGTGGTGATGTGGCAGAGCTGCGCGAAGGCCGAGCCGCTGACGCCATCGACGACGATGTCGTCCATGTAGTAGCCGGCCCAGGTGTAGCAGACGAACAGCGAGCCGGTGCTCGTCGCCCGGCCGCGGATGTTCTTGATCTTGCCGCCGTACACGTCGCCCGTGGTGAGGGTGTAGGCCGCATAGGCCGCTGCCGCGTTGCACTGAACGCTGCCGAAGTCGTCGGCGCTGACCCCGGACACGCCGTCAATCTCGAAGTGCTTTGCCGGACCGAAGATCTTGAACCCGTCGCTGAGGTCGTTGTTGTTGGTTAGATTCCTGATGGAGAACCAGCCGGCGCAGAACACGTATAGGCCGTACTTCGTGGAACTCTTCGGGCGGATGCTTTGCACCTCGAACCTGGCCGCGTAGCCAAGGTTCAGGCCCATAAGGTCGATGCCAGAGCCGCCCGTGTTGTTGGTGCGGTCGTAGTTCCAGACGCCGCCGATGATCTTGAAGTCGGTGGTCAGCTTGCGGGCGACGTGCGTGCCGCCGATGGTCGTTGACGTGGGCAGGCGGTCGACAGAGCAGGTGACGTTGTTCGCGTCGACGACGACGTCCACGCGGAACGCGCCGTTGAAGATGCGGTCGCCCACCGCTGTACCGCTGCCGATCAAGGTTCCGCTGATGCCGAGGCAGTCGTTCACTGCCAGGCCGTGCGCGGTCCAGGCTACGTTGAAGCTCAAGCCCGACGCCCAGGTGACCGTGACGCTGACATCGGTGCGCACCGCATGCGCGTAGGTCTTCAGCATGCACTTGCCGGCAGCGGCCGACATGCGCAGTTCGGTGTTGCCGAGCACGATCAACTCGTTGCCGTCGTTGATCGTTAGATCGCGGTCAATGTAGATCGTCGGCGTCGATGGCGGAGCGTACAGCGTGACTCGGCCGCCAGCATCGAGCGCGGCCTGGATGGCGGCGCGGTTGGCACTGGCCGTGGCCACGCTGCCGCCAACGGTTGCAACGGGAGCCATTCCAGCGGCTTGCGAAGCGGTGAATGCCTCGACCCACCCACCGGGCGAATTTCCCGGCGGCGTCCACACGACACCGCCCGCCAGATTCGAGCTGGCCTGCCCGGACGCCACCAGCGCCGTCTCGGTGACGCTGTCCAGCGTGAGTAGCGAGTTGGCGGGATAGTCTCCGCGCTGCCCAAGGATCCTGATGGTCATGGCATTCTCGCTGGGTTGGGTCTCAGCACAGCCACGTGCGGTAGCGGTCGAGCATGTGGTCCACGTGCTCGTTGCGCTCGATGGCGTAGCCCGCGGTCCACTGTTCGCGGTGCTTGTAGAAGGACGCCACGCGGGCCAGCACCCACTGCTTGATGGGCGTGGGCACAGCGGCCGCGTTGGCGTAGCCGGTGGTGAAGGTCACCTGCACGGCTTCAGGCTGCGCGCGGGTGGTGGGCCAGCTGGTGCCCCACACGGGCACCAGGGCGGCGTAGTAGTCGCTGCCGGTCAGCACCTGGTAGGCCAGGGCCGACAGGGTGGTGAGCACGCCGGCCACGGGCTCGACGTACTTCACCGTGTCCACCAGCTTCACCGGGGGCTTGAGCAGGTCGATGCGGACGGGGAACTCGTCGAGCGTGAGCAGCCATTGCTGCTCGAGCACGGCGCGGCCCATGAGGTGCTCGGCCTCTTCGGTGGCAGCCGCCACCATGCGGTCGATGAGCGTGTCTTCCGCGCTGCTGGTCACGCGCAGCTGGGCCTTGGCCTCTGCGGTGGTGAGCAACGCGCCGCTGGGGGCGGTGATGCGCTTGAGCGTCATGGTGGTGGCTGGCCTTGCTTGGGCTGCGTCGCTCAGGCCGTGGCGGCCAGGCTTTCGGCGTAGGCGACGCTGGCGGGGTCGGGGTCGAGCTCGCCGGCGGCCACGCCGGCGGCGGCCTCTTCGGGGGCGACGTCGACGACGCTGTCCACCGGGCCCCAGGCTGATGCGAACAGCACGCGGGCGCGGACGGTTTCAGCGGCCAGGGCCGCTGCGGGGGTGGTCTTGGCCATGGGTGGCTTCCTGTTTTTGGGTTGCGCGGCTGGGGCGCGCGGCGGGTGGGCCGCGCGCCCCAAGGGCGATCAGGTGGCGCTGTGCTGGTAGAGCTTCACGCTGTTGATGTCCAACAGGTTGCCGCCGGAGCGGGCCCAGGCCAGGAAGCCGATCTGGCCCTTGCTGACGTACACGCTGTCATCGAAGCGGAAGAGGTTGACCTCGAGCGCGTCGCGGATCATGTAGTTGCCCAGCTGGCCGAAGGCCAGGCTCTTGGCGTTGGCCGCGGGCACCGCGATGTCGTTGTTGAGGTACAGCGGGTAGCCCAGCAGGCGGTCGGGCATGGCGGATGCCAGGCCTTCGTCGTAGCTGGGCGTCCAGATGGGCCGGCCGCCGGTGTCCTTGATCTTGCGGATGACGCGGCGCATGGTCTGGCTGGTCATGAAGGCGGGCTCGGTGTCCTGCATGTGCAGGTAGGCCGCGTCCACGCTGTCCACCAGGTCGACCAGGTCGTCGTAGATGATGGTGAGGGTCTGGCCGGTGGTGCCGGTCTTGCCCACGCTGGCGGCGGTGATCAGGCCGGTGGGCTGCGAAGTGCCCGTGCCGGTGGTGAAGTAGGTGTTCTGGATGCGGCCGATGCGGTCGCGCGCGCGTTTGAACACCATGGCCTGCACGTCGATCATGCTGTCTTGCAGCAGTTCGATCGGCACGGCGATGATCTTGCTGCCGAACTTGTAGGTGGCCAGGTCGCGGGTGCCGAAGGTGGGGTCGGCCGCCGCGGCGGATGCGTTCTGCGCCACGAGTTCACCGGTTTCAGACGTGCCGTCCGACGTGGGGTAACCCAGCGGGCCGCCGCGGCTGGTGGTGATCTGGGCCGACACGGCGCGCATGAAGGCGAAGGCCTTCTGCAGGTCGACGTAGGTGGCCGCCACTTCGCTGGCCACGCTGAAGCCGCCTTCACTGCCCGTGGTGGTGGACATCGTGTTGCGGATCTCGAGCGCCTCTTCGGCGGTCATTTCCCGGGCGCTCTTGCGCAGGAAGATGTCCACCGCTTTCTGGGCGGCGGTCATCTTCTTGGCGGGCCGGTTGCGCTGCACGTCCTTGTAGCTGTCTTCGGCGTCCTTGTCCAGCACGCGCTGGTGGGCGGCGAGCTGGGTTTCGGCACGGTCGGCTTCGTCGACGAGGTTGTCGAACTTGGCCTGGTCTTCCTTGGTCCAGACCTGGGCGCCCTTTTCGGCGAGCAGGTGGTTGGCTTCTTTCTTGAGAGCGGCGATGCGCTCCCGCAGGGCTTGGGTGCTCATGAGGGTTCCTTTGTGATGAGCCAAAAAAATGGCCGCCCGAAGGCGGCCGGTCTTACGCGGGAGATCGCGTCAGTTCGCGCCCACGAGTCGCAGGCGGTTGCGGTTGGCCAGCTGCTGCTGGGCCGCGGCGGCGGCCAGGTCGGGCTGGGGTTCGGGCGGGGGCGTCAGCTTGGGCGCGTTGGCGTAGGCGCTGAGGTTCCAGCGCGCGGCGCTGGCGGCCTTGGCGTTGGCGTTGGTGTTGGCGTTGGCATCGGCCTCGCGCTTGGTGTTGGGGTCGATGCTGTCGATGAAGCCCAGCTCGAGCGCCTGGGCGGCGAGGAACCAGGTTTCGGCTTCGACCCAGGCGGTGACTTCGGCCACGGGCTTGCCGGTGCGCTTGGCGTAGTCGGCCACGATGGTCTGGTCGATCTGGGCCAACAGGTCGGCGGTCTTGCGCAGTTCGCCCTTGTTGCCGTAGGCCAGGGTCCAGCTTTCGTGGACCATGAGCATGCCGCCTTCGGTCATGCTGAGGGTGTTGCCCGACAGGGCCAGGTAGGTGGCGGCGCTGGCGGCCAGGCCGTCGATGTGCACGGCCACCTGGCCAGAGTAGTTGACCACGGCCTGGGCCATGGCGCGGGCTTCGAAGACGTCACCGCCGGGGCTGTTGATGTGCAGGTGCACGTCCACACCGCCTGCCGCCTTGAAGGCTTCGTTCAAGGCCGCGGCGCTGGCGCCCCACCAGGCATCAATGACGTCGTAGACGTAGATGCGCGTGGCGCCGCTGGAGATGTCCAGCCGGATGGCGGGCTCGGTGCCTTCGGCGCGGGGGTTGGCGTTGTCGCGCAGGAGCTGGAGGAGCTTTTTCATGGGTGTGCTTTCGTTCAGGCCGCCATGAGCAGCAGTTCGGTTTCGTCTTTGCGGCGCCGCGCGGCGGGCGTGAGGCGGCCCGGCACGACGATGGGGTGGCCGATGGCGGCCCGGCTGGCGATGCCGCCGGCGCCGCCGATGTGGTGCGGCCACGGTGCCGGGGGCTCGTAGGGCACCGGCTCGGGCGCCGGTCGGCGGCGCTGTACGGCGCGGCGCGGGTGCTGCGCCAGGGTGCCCATGGCGTAGGGCGCGGTGTCTCCGACCTGGGGCTGGCCGATGGCTTCGGCGCTGTCGATGCCGGCGGCAAAGATGTCCCAGGGCGCGCCGTCGATGGCCACGATGGGGGCGCCCACCTGCTCTGCCCCGGGCAGGCCTGCGGCGGCCACGGTGGCGGCCAGGTCGGGCGCGCCGGGCTGTTCGGCGGTGGCGATGCCGGCGGCCTGCAGCGTGGCGCCGAGCTGCGGGGCGCCCAGGGCCTCAGCGCTGGCCAGCGCGGCGGCGCTGATGGCGGCGGCGATGTCGGGCGCGCCGAGCGCTTCGCCGGTGGCGATGCCTGCGGCGTCGATGGTGGCGGCGCCCGTTGCGCCGGCCACCGTGGGCTGGCCGATGGCTTCAGCGCTGGCGATGCCGGCCGCGCCAACCACCGCGACCAGGTCGGGCGCGCCGCTGGCTTCGGCGGTGGCGGCGCCAGCGGCAGCCAGCTGCAGGGCGAGGCCGGGCTGGCCGGTGGCTTCGCCGGTGGCGATGCCGACAGGCTGGGCCACCAGCTCGAGCGCCGGGGCGCCGATGGCTTCGGCGCTGGCGATCTGCCCCGCGCCGACGATGCTGGCGGCGCCGCCCGCGCCGGCGGCCACGGTGGGGTCGACCAGGCGGACGTCTGCCGCGTTGGCATCGGCCGGTACGCCGTACAGGAAGACGTCGTTGCCGGCCATGTCAGGTGGCCACCAGGGTGTTGACCGTGGTGCCGGCCACGTCAGGCAAGCCGGTCTTGTAGGCCACGATGTAGTACGGACCCGAGCCTGGGTTCCAGAAGGTGAACGCGCCGGCGGCGTCTGACTGTGTCTGGGCGGCCAGCATGTCGGCGTGGGTCATATACAGATCGAGGTCGCACACCCCGAGCGGCGCGCCGGTTGAATCGCGCGTGACGCCCGCGATCGACCGGTTCACCGGGGCCAGCGGCGTGGCCCTGAAGGGGGCGACGCCGGGGGACGACTGGATCAAGCGGCTGAACGGCTTGGGCCGCGGCGCGGTGCAGCCGGCACCCGGACCCAGCGTGCTGGGCGGGCCGCCTTCGGTGGACCAGCCGGCCGCGCGCCCAGGCGTGGCCACCAGCGACGGGCCACCCACCCGCCGCACGCCGCCATTGCCGCCAACCGCGATAGGCATGTCAGTTCAGCGCGTCGACGCGGTAGCCGTGCACGGTCATGGAACCCGTTGCCACGGTTTGGGTGAAGAAGATGTCGAGCGCGTTGGCCGCCGTGTTGTCGAAGCCGGTACCGACGGCGGGAGCGCCGACTGGGACCAGCAGCGAACCGTTGCCGCCCGCTGCCGGCAGCGCAGCGCCGACCACGGCCTCGGACTGGAAGTTACCGATGCCCATGAAGTTGGTGGCCGTGCCGGCACCGACGGCTCGGCAGGTGAGCCAGATCTCCAGCAGCCAGGGCACCGTGGTCTTGGCCACCACGTTGAGGTTCAACGCGCCGCTGTCGAACACCACGATGGTGCCGCTGGGGCCCATGCGGATGTCGAAGCGGGCCGTGCCGGGCGTGGTGACCGCGCAGCTGATGCGGCCGTGCAGCACCACCTTCAGCAGCTTGCCCACGTAGAAAAAATTGTTCGGCAGGATGATGCGCGACGGCGTGGGGATACACGATGCCGCCGCGGCTGCGGTGAGGGTTGGCCCGTCGACGTTGCCGCTGACGATGGTTTCTTGCCAGGTCTGGATGCTCATGGTGGCAGGTGGTCAGAGCTTGAAGATCTTGTTGGCGCCGTTGTCCCAGGTGATGTTGATCACCTGGCTGGCCGCGGGCGTGAACGGCAGGCCGCTGATGGGCGTGTCCACGTAGGCGATGACGCGGGCGGTGGCGTCGCTGCCGGTGTGCTGGAAGACCACCAGCGCCTTGCTGGCCGATGCGGCGGTGGCGGTGAGGGTGGTGTCCGCGGCGTCGAACACGCCCGATGCGTAGGTCTTGCTGCCCAGGGCGGCGCTGCGGCCGTTGTCCACGGCGCCCAGGTCAGACAGGAACTTGTGCGCGGCGCTGAAGGTGTAGGTGCTGAGGACCAGCATCGTGCGGACGTCGCCGGTCATGTCGATGGTGCGGTCGAGCACGCCTTCGCGGCCGGGGTCGTACAGGGCATTGGCCATGGGTCAGTCGTCCGTGGGGTGGGTGATGATTTCGGCGATGTCGCCGGCTTCGTCACGCTTGATGGTCTGGCGGGTGCCCATGACGGGGGTCTGCACGTGGTTGTCCACCTGCACGGCGCCGGGCTGGATGTGGACGGCGGTGTCGCCCACGGTGATGGGCGGGGCGTGCATGTGGTTGTCCAGCGCGATGGCGCCGGCGTCGATGTGCATGTGGGTGTCACCGGCCTGCACGTTCACGGGCGCGGGGGTGACGTTGATGACGGCGGCCGTGGGTTCGCGGCCGGCCATGGCGGCCACGCTGCCGGCCAGGCCGGCAAGGGCGGCCTGGACGGGGTCGACGTGCGCGGGGTCCGGCGCCTGGGGGCGCTGGGCGCGGAATGGCGCATCGCCAATGTCTGCGGGCAGCGGGGGCAGGTTCTTCAGGCGGCGGATCTCGTTGACGGTCATCCAGCCGTCACCGGTGCCGGGGCCGCCCAGGGCGGCGCGGAAGTATTCGGCCTGGCTCTTGCTGTCGCCGCGCAGGAGGCCGTCCAGCTCGAACTCGACGAACCGGCCGGCGCGGCGGTAGAGCTTGCGGTTGAGTTCTTCTTCCCAGCGCTCGAGGTGGGGCTTGACGGTGTAGAGCACGAAGCCGAGCGTGATCTGCTCGATGCCGGTGCCCCAGCTGCTGGTTTTCTCGCTGTTGCCGATGAGGATGGGCGGCACGCCCAGGGCTTCGCAGATGTCGCCCTTCTCAAAGACACGGCTGGCCAGCAGGTCCATGTCGACCGGGCTGAGCGTGAGCGGCACGGCTTCACCGCCCTCGGTCATGATGAGCGGCAGGCGGCGGGCGCCGGGCTGGTTGCTGCCGTAGGTGGCGACGAAGCTGTTGCGCAGCAGGGTGGCCTGGTCGGGGCTGAGTTTGTTGGGGTACTTCAGCGCGATCTGGGGCATGGCCCCTTCGCCGAGGTTCTTGCCGGTGAAGTCGGCCGCGGCCAGGCTGTTGCCGATGGCGCCGCGCGCGGCGTGCTGGATGGCGCTGAGGCTGCGGCAGCCGTCGAAGCCGTAGCCGCTGAAGTGCAGCATGTCGTCGGCGGCCACGCCGTAGACGCGGCCGGTGAGCGGGTCCATGCAGTCATAGACCAGGCCGCCGCCGGCCACGCGGCGGGCGCGGCAGTAGTCAGGGTGGTGGGGCTTGAGGCCGATGATCTGGCCGAACTGGGCGCCGGTGCCGCGCAGGATCTCGGTGTGCTGGTCGCCGCGCAGGTGCACGCAGTTGACGATCCATTCTTTCCAGCTGGCCGACGTCCACGCGCCGCCGGGCAGCGGGCTTTCGTTGAGCATCCACCACAGGGCGCTGGTGGGCACGCGCTGGCGCCCGCCATCCTTCAGGGTCTGGTACTCATGCACGGGCAGCTGCAGCACGGCGCCGCCGAGCTTGCTGAGGCAGGCGAAGACGGTGCTGACCAGGGTGGCGGTGTGGTCGGTGACGGGGTAGCCGCTGCCGCCCACCATGGGGGCGAACAGGTCGTTCATGGCTTGCACGTCACCGGTGCTGACCAACTTGGAATCGGTGGCGTTGTGCACGGTCGGCACGGCGACGGCCCGGCCGGGCGTGCCGCCGCGGGCGATCTGGGCCACGCGCTGGATGGCGGCCTGCACGTCGGAGAGGTCAAAGCGGCTCATGCGGCGGGGCCTTGCGCAGACGTCTGCGGTGCGTTGAGGTCGACGAAGGCCTGCTGGTGCTGCGTGTGCTCAGGCGTGGCGGCGCTGCTGGCGTAGGCCATAACGGCGGCCACGGCCAGGTCGATGCGGCCGGTGGCCTTCTTCTTGTTGAGCTTGCGGTTGCCGGCAGCATCGCTGTCGGTGACGGCGTTGGCCATGCAGGAGGTGAGCACGGGGTGGTCGTTGTGGGCCACGGTGCGGTTCAGGATGGCCGTCTCCAGCTTGTCGAGCGCCGGGCTCATGGACTCATACCCCTGGCCGAAGGGCACCAGCGGGGGCAGCGTGATGCCGTCGTCTTCGGCCTGCTGCTGGAATTCAGCCAGGCGCCAGCGGTCGGCGGCGATGTTCTGCACGTCGAATTCGGTGCAGATCTGCGCCACGCGTTGCAGCACGTAGCGCTTGCTGATGGCCTGGCCGGGCGTGGTTTCGAGGTAGCCCTGCTCTTTCCACAGCACGTAGTCGACGCGGTCGCGGGCGCTGCGCTCGGCCAGGCCGTCTTCGGGCAGCCAGCAGTAGGGCAGGAAGAGCCAGGGCTCGTCGGGATGGGCGGGTTCGACCAGCAGCACGAGGCCGGTGAGGTCGGTGGTGCTGGACAGGTCAAGCCCACCGTAGGCGCGCCGGCCGCGCAGCTGCTGGGCCGTAAAGGGCTGGAAGCACGGGTCCCACACCACGGCGCTGAGCCACGGAGAAAGGGCGTCGGTCCACTGGCAGAAGTTCAGGCGGCGGACGATGGCCTCTTTCGAGGGCATGCCGCGCGCTTCGGTGACCTGTTCGCGCAGGTATTGCAGGCCGGGCAGGTTGGCGAACTGCAGCGAGGGGTTCGCCTTGTGCCAGCAGGCTTCATCGAGCAGCGGGTCTTCGCCTTCGTCCAGGCCGCAGACGTAGCCGAAGAAGCCGTCGTCGATCTGCTTGCCGGCGGCCACGCGCGTGGCGTAGCCGTGGTAGACGGCGCAGGGGCTGGTCTTGCCGCTGCCGCTGTTGGTGATCATGAAGATGAGCGCCTGGCGCCGGTTCTTGGTGCCGGCGCGCATCATCTCGACCACGGCGTTGGTCTTGTGTTCGTGCACTTCGTCGATGAGCGCCATGTGCGGGCGCGGGCCGCTCTGGCCATCATCGGCGGCGATCGGACGGAACCAGCTGCCGGTGGCGCGGTAGCCCAGGTTCCAGATGTTTTCGCCAGCGCCGGAGGAAGTGAGGCGTTCGCGCAGCTCGGGGCTGTGCAGGTACATCACCACCGCGTCACGGAACAGGATCATGGCCTGGTCCTTCTTCGTCGCCGCGGCGTAGATCTCGGCGCGCATCTCGCCGTCGGCCGTGAGGCCCTTCATGCCGACGCCGGCAGCCAGCGGGCTCTTGCCGCTGCCCTTGCCGGTTTCGATGTAGGCCACGCGGAAGCGCCGCACGTCACCGCGCAGCCAGCCGAACAGGCTGCCCACGACGAAGGCCTGCCACTCCTGCAGGACGAAGGGCTGCCCTTCGTAGATGCCGCCGTTCAGGCGCAGGATCTCTTCGAAGAACGCGATGGCCTCGTTGGCATGCGAGAGCGACCAGGTCAGGCCGCGGCCCTTGCCGGTCTTCAGGTCGTCGAGGTGGCGGGTGCAGGCGTCGCGCACGTGGGGGCCGGCAACGATGTCACCAGCGAGCACGCGGCGGGCGTAGCCCGTGGCGCGATCGGCCACCTTCCGCAAGCGCCGCGCAGGCTTGCGCTGCGCCTGGGGCGGCGCGTCGATGGTGTCGGTGTTCATCAGCGCTGCGTGAAGAAACGGTCAGTGCCGGTGGCGGCCGGCGACGGGGCCCCGGCGGCGCCGAACAGATCGCCCTGCGGGTCGACCATGATCTTGCTGCGCGATGCCGGGTCCATGCCGAACTTGGCCATCAGGCCTTCGGCGCCCTTGCGGGCCATCTGCTTGGCCACCAGCCACTGGCTGAGCATGTAGCCATTGCGCGTGGCCTTCACGAAGTCGAGGCCCAGCTCGGTGCGTGCGTGGCGGTAGTCCGAGACCGAGTCGCACAGCATTTCCAGCGCGATGACGTCGGCCACCGTCAGCACCTTGATGCTGCGGAGCATCGGCGCCAGCTCGCGCCACACGGCGGCCGAGCGATCGCTGAGGTGCGCCGGCGGCGCCAGGTCCATCAGGAATTCCGGCTCCGGCTCGCTCTGGTTGAGCGGCCGATGCCCCGGGTTCCCGTTCACCAGATGCAATCCGGTCGGCTTCCGTGCCCTGCCCATCAAACAGCCCCCCCCTCATGATTTCGCGGCTTTGCAAGAGAAGGGATAGGGCCGGTATGCGGCCATGGGGCGGTGAGGTTTCGATCCCCCCCCTGGGGGGCGCGGTGCCAGGGGTGGGCGAGGTCGAGCGGGCGGCCGTCGTGGCCGACGCCACGCAGCAGGCCGTTGGCGTTGTGCTCCTGCGCCTGCTTGTGGCTGTCGTGGCAGGGCTTGCACAGGGTCTGCAGGTTGTCCTCGGAGAGGAACAGCTCGAGGTCGCCTTCGTGCGGGCGCACATGGTCGACCACCGCGCCGACCACGATGCGGCCCAGCGCCTCGTGCATGCGGCAGAACGGCGAGCGCCGAAGCTGGCCCGCACGCACGCGACGCCAGGCTGCCGTGCAGTACAGATGATGGTAGAGGGGGTTGGCCACGAGGTGAACCACGAAAAAGCCCGCCACTGCTTTCACAGGGCGGGCTTCGGTAAGGTTGCCTGAATCTACCCCAGTTCGTGGATGTTGCATAACTCCCTCATCAACATCCGGTGCGCACGCTCGACGCGGTCGTGGATCGAGTCGATCGAACACTCCAGCCGCATCGCCTGGTCTGACAGTGAGAGGTGCATGCAGTAGTGCACCACCAGCGTGTTGGCCAGGCGCTGGCTCATCACGCCACGCTGCACCAGGTGGGCGATCGCCCAATGCGTGGCGCGGACGTCTGTGGCGGGCGCCACCTTCAGCGTGGGCGTGATGCCCGGCGATGGCGGCTGCCACTCAGGATGCAGCACACTCTTCACCGGATAGCCGCTGCCGTCGCCCACCGTCACCCACTGGGCCCAGCGCTGCAGGCGCGCTTCCATCTGCGCGTCACGCGGCATCGATCTTCTCCTTGTCGCGCAGCATCACCAGGTTCAGATCCGGGAAGCGCTTCAGCACGTCGCTCATGTTTGGGTCGCCCAGCATCTGCAGGTCAGGCACGCCCACCGAGACACCGCCCTCGTACGCCCAGAACCAGCCCGGCTGCCGTTCCACCACACCGCGCCGCCAGCACAGATCGATGTGCGCGCCCTCACCCTTGCTGCGGGCCCGCTTGATGTACGCCACACACTGGGGCATGTGGTCGACCATGAAGGCCCAGCTCGCCTTCGATTTCGGTTTGCCGTCCATCCGTCCACCTTTTTACTAGAGAGATGACACACACAAGGCCCCGCGCCCGCGCGCGCCAGTGCGCACGCTCCCGCCTGCACCTGCGCGCTCCCGCAGTACAGACGCACCCGCCGCCGCGATCGCAATGCAGCGGCTCCGACCCGGTCTGCCTACTGCAGACACCGCACCGTGCGCTCCATGCCGACCCTGGACGGCTGGACGGCCGCCGCTACGAGAACGGCGCGTGGACCGACATCCCCACACACGCCCCGCACCGGTGGCCGCGAATCGCGCCTCCAGACACCTGTGCGCCGCGCCGTGTATCAGGCACCGTGATCATTTCCGCCCGCGTAGGCGATCGCTGATCAGAACGGTGCACCGTCGGCCCCTCCATCGGATGGCTCGGCCGCGCCCGGCTCCCCACCACCCGTTCCGTCGGCCGGGCCCGCAGGCCTGGCCACTGGCTCATCGTCATCGTCGACGGCATCCACCGCCGGCGGCCACAGCTTGGGCCGCTTGTAGCCCCGCCGTCGCTGGCCGCTGCTCTCGCGGCCGTACTGCCAATCCATCGCTTCCAGCCAGCCCTTGATCTGACTCTCCAGCTGCGCGGTCGACTTCGCCGCGTCAGCGCCCAGCGCCATGGCCAGCCCGTCGATCGTCACGAAGGTCGTGTCCATCGACAGATCCTTCGTCGTGCGCGCCTCGGTGGCGCTCGATCCCTCACGGGTCAGCAGCTCATACAGCTTCGCGTGCACGGCCGTCTCCACCAGCCGCTTGCGCTGCTGGGGCACGAAGAACTCTTCTTCCTCTTCCACCGTGGGATAGATGCGCTCCCCGGCCTCGAACAGCGCCAGGGCTTCCGCGAACAGCTGGTCGCGCCGCTCCCGCAGCCAGGCCAGATCGGGCCGCATCTGTACCCAGATCGGCCAGTACCGCCGATTGCCCGTCAGGTCATACAGGTACTGCCGCTTGTTCGTGCTG